TGTGTTACAAGATAATAGATATCCAACTAAAGCATCAAAATATTGGCAGTGTGTTAGAGAACAATCATCGTACTTAGATAATCTTATGGCTTTGTCATTTGATTACAGAAGAAATGAAGCAAAAATTACTTGGTTAGAAAAGAAAATAGATAAAGAAGAAGATGAATATAAAAGAACTAAATATCAAATAGATTTAGACGAATGTAGATTTGGTAAAGCATCTATGGAAAAAGTTGCAAAACACAGAATGAGAGAAATCAAGATGTGGTCCAAACTAAAGAAAGAATTTAATGACGGATCATTTAACGATAAAGATGTTAATGTTCACCAGTTAGAATCTTATGGTATGCAGTATCATGAGAAAGCAAAAACATTAAATCAAAACTCAAGTGAGGCAGAAATATTTAATGTAATGGGACAATTACAATCGTTACAGAGAATTAGAAAGTCAGGAGAACTAGAACAAAGTTATACAGAGAAAGAACAAATTGAACAACATGGGAAACCAAAACCGTAAGTTATTTTTTCTTGTAGCATTACCTAGATCTGGAAATACTTTATTTGCAAGTATTATGAATCAAAATCCAGAGATAGCTTGCACAGCTAATTCTGTAACTTTAGAAATAATGAAAGATTTATTTTTATTAAAAAAAACAGATGTTTTTAAAAACTATCCTGACCACAAATCTTTAGATAACATATTAGATAATGTTTATAATCTATACTACAAAGATTGGCCTCAAAGAATAATTATAGATCGTGGCCCTGTGCTAGTAAGTGGTAACCCTGGAAATTTTGAATTAATGCAAAAACATTTTAAATATAAATTTAAATGTATTGTTTTGTTAAGAGATTTAATGGATGTGTTTGCAAGCTATATGAAATGGTATACAGAAAATCCAAATGCGTTTCCAAATAGATATGGTTGTAAAAACGATGAGGAAAAATTAATAATGCTTATGAATGAAGACGGCGCTATTGTAAAAGATTTAAAAGCAATTAAAAACTCTTTAAATTATTCCGATATTTGTCATTATGTAAGATACGATGATATAGTTACTAATCCTAAACAAGAGTTTAAAAAAATTTATAATTTTTTAGGGGAGCCTTATTTTAATCATCAATTTGATAATTTAAATCAAGTTAAGGTAAATGGTTTATCCTATGATGATAGAATAGTTGGCGATAATATGCATAAACTATTTGATGGACCTATTAGAAAAGTATATAATCCTTACATAGAAAAAATACCAAAAAGCATTAGAGAAAGATATGGACACATTAAAATTTGATTTTATATTTTTAGGTCAATCGGTTTTAAAGTATCAGGTTCCATTAGATATATTTAACTCTATTAATTATATTTATGAATCTAACTTTCATAATCTAGCACCTGCTAATGGTCAGTTGGTAGGTAAGATAGAGAATGAACATTCTTTATTTTATCATGGAGAAGACCAATCTAAAATGAAAAACCACAATATGTTGCCAAAAGATGTAACAAATTATTTTATGGAGATGTTTAAACATTATTTAGCTTTTAATAAAATTAGAGATTATGATTTACACCTTAACTCTATTTGGGTTAATGAAATGAAACAACACGAATATAACCCTGCACACATTCATAGAGGTATGTTGTTTACTGGTTTATCTTCTGTGATGATTTTAAAACTACCATCAACATATGGTAAAGAATATTCAGCAGGGCATATACAACAGAATGGTAGACTGCAAATATTAGGAGCAGCCAATGGTCAGTTTGCAAAGATAGATTATCAACCACCCATGGACCTTAGAGACTTTTATATTTTTCCATATGATATGAGACACTGTGTATATCCGTTTAATGGAACTAATGAGACTAGAAGAACTCTTGCTGCAAACTGTGATGTACAATTTGATCCAATAAAAAATAGAGGTGCAAACTAATGGATAAACAATATTACATAGATAATCATATAGGTGTATTTAAAAACTTTATGCCAAATCAAATGATAGATAGCTATCTAAATTATTTTAATAAGAGTGAGCAACAGGGTGCGGTATTTCCAAGAAACGAAGATGAGACTTTAGTATCAGATAATGCAATAAGCACTATAAACAATACAAACGCTTATATGACATATAATAACAAACCTTTTATAGATGTGTTTTTTAAAGAGGCATATCCATTATATGCAAAAAAATATTCTTTCTTAAAACAGTTAGACCGACATAGTATATTAGAGGTTAAAATACAGAAAACCAAAGTAGGTGAAGGCTATCATACTTGGCATTGTGAAAATGCAATGATGACAGCAAGAAATAGAATACTAGCTTTTATGGTTTATCTTAATGATGTAACAGAAGGTGGAGAGACAGAATTTTTATATCAAAAGTGTAGATTCAAGCCAGAGAAAAATACATTATTAGTTTGGCCATCGCAGTTTACACACGTTCATAGAGGCAACCCTCCTTTATCAAATGATAAATATATAATAACGGGATGGGTAGAATACGGATATTAATATGTCAATAACAGAACCACGATGGCGATCTTTTATAGTTGAGACTACACAACCAATCTTTACACCTAAACAATGTCAAATGATTATTGAAGCAGGAAGAAGCGAACCTAGAAATAATGCAGAAGTTGGAAGTGGTAAAGGCATTAAAGGTGGAACTATAGATACTAAAACTAGAACCTCACACATTAGTTGGATACCATTTCAAAAAATGACTGACATGTATAAAGACATAGAAAAAATTATGAAAACTACAAACGGCAATCATTTTGGTTTTGATGGAATGACTATAACTGAAATGGCACAATACACAGAATATCCAGAAGGTGGGTTTTATGAATGGCATGTAGATAACGATGTAAACATGCA